GTATATGTTTAAAATAAAAAAGACGAAAATTGAAAAATCAAGAGGCCAGCCCCCAAAAAAAAATCTCAGCAACAAAATATCGATATACCCTTTACACATAATTCTGGGTTTTGATGTGAATGTATATAAGTGTTTGCTCTATATATAGTTAGGTAAATGAAAATACAGGATAATGGATTAAAAGTATGTAGTAAATGTAAGAAAGAGAAGTATCCTACGCAGTTTTATAAGGATAAGAAAACTAGTGATGGTTTGGCTGAATGTTGCAAGGTTTGTAATTCTTATAGGCGGCAGGTTCGGAGCAAGAACTATAAGAGGTCTATGAGTGATCATATAGCCGATAAGACCGAAGATGGTGTTTTAATGGCTGATTACAACATAGGTATACTTAAAGCCGTTAAAAGGGTTAAGGACAAGAAGGATTTGGATGTAAGTGACCTGACTGCTTTAAAAGGTACTATCTGCGTTTACAAGGGAATACCCATTACTGCCAAGGATGTGCAGGATGCCAATAGGTTTCTGATGGAGAATTGGAAGGGGAGGCCTGGCCAGAGGGTTGTTGAACCTGATAAGGATGAGAGGTCTTTCAGCGAGAAGTTCAAGGCTATGGAGTTTAACCTGAAGGAAATGGGTTACGGTATATATAAACTCGATAAAAAATCCGGGGAAGAGGAGATACTGGAGGATGGCCAGAAGCGTGATAAATACGATTAAATGCCTTTTTGGTTACCACGCCTACCGTTATATATGGCGAAAGGGTGGGAGCAGGGTGTGTAATAACTGTTTCAAGATAATATAATAATAAAAATAATAGGGGGGTAGATGTGTTACCATTTGGATTGTTTTTTCTACTACTATTACTCTGATTAATACATGGTATAAAAAGGGCGGGCCGTGTAGGGTAGGGCTACACCCCTGTTGCGTGGTTGCGTAACTCGCCTCTTTTTATCTGCAATTATATATATATATGATAGAGGCGATTGACAATGCTTTAGGGCTTAGTGATGCTCTTATCGCAGAGAAGAAACAGAGTAAGTTGGCTGATTATATACCGTATGGGCTGTTGCCTGAACATCTTAACACCCCGCATGGAGACTGGCAGCTTGTCTTTCATAATACGAAGAAACAGATGCGTATGTTGTCTACGGGAAACCAGGAGGGTAAGACCTTTTCCGGTGGACATGAGGATGCCTACCATTTAACGGGATTATATCCTGATTGGTGGGAAGGGACAAGATTTAACAAGCCTACTTATGGGTGGGTATGCGGTGTTGATAATGAGAAGGTAAGGGATTCATTACAGGAATTACTACTGGGCGATCCCGATGATGATAACGCCTTCGGGACGGGACTCATACCAAGGAATTGCCTGGATAGAAATAGATGCGTTAACAAGCCGCAAGTACCGGGTGCTTTCCAGAGGGTGTATGTAAAGCATATTACGGGCAGGTGGTCTAAACTTGACTTCAAGGCATATAAGCAGGGCAGGGAAGCCTTTATGTCTAAGGCAGTTGACTTTACGCATTGTGACGAAGAACCGCCAGAGGACATATTGTCGTCTATTACGGTGCGTGGGGTCACGATAGAGAACAGTATTGTGTATATAACCTGTACGCCTGAAGATGGACTTACGAAGGTCCAGATGCAGTTCAGGAACGAACTGAGACCGCACCAGGCATTTTTAACGAGTACATGGGATGACTGTCCTCATTTAACTCCTGAGAAGAGAGATCAGATTTTATCTAATATACCTGCTCACGAAAGGGAAATGAGGTCTAAAGGCATCCCTATTATTGGTACGGGGGTCGTATTTCCCATACCCAGCGAGATGATTACGGTGGATGCTTTCAGTATACCCGATCATTGGTTTCATGCCTGCGGTATAGATTTTGGCGGGTGGAATCACCCTACGGCTATGGTGTGGATTGCGTGGGACAGGGATACGGATATGGTCTATGTATATGATTGTTACAAGGCTGTTCAAAAAGAGTTGGCAATACACGCTGCCGTGCTTAATACAAAAGGCAAGAAGGATATTACTGTATTCTATCCTCATGACGGCCAAAAGTCTGGCGATAGGAATACTGGTGTCGGTATTGCTCAGTCTTACCGTGATTTGGGATGTAATATGTTTCATACATGGTTTACCAACCCGCCTCAAGATGGTATTGAAGAAGGCAGGGGAGGTAATGCGGTGGATGTGGGACTGATAAGTATGTATAACAGGATGGCAGAAGGCAGGTTCAAGGTTTTCTCCCACCTGCGTGAATGGTTTAAAGAGAAGGATACCTACCACACGAAAGAGGGTAAGGTGGTAAGGCAGAACGAGGATTTAATGAGTGCCACACGGTATGCAGAGGGTATGTTGAGGCACTCCACACCGAAGGTCCGCACCTTTATGAGGCCCGTGGCGGTGGATAATTCCTATGATCCAATGATGACCCTGTTAAATTAAGGATATATATATTATGGGAAGCGTTACAAGGGCAATAGCCGATTATGATGAAAAGACTGGAGTAGGTAAGGGAATGGGCAGGGCAGGTGCGCAGCCCAGTATCCTTGAAATGGTAACAGGAAAAGGCAAGGCAAGTCCCGACAAAAAAGAGAGGGCTTTAAGCCGTGCAGATAGCAAAGAGAGGTATAAATTACTGTTTAGCAGCTATGATGAAGAGGGAGAGGGCGATAGTTTATTATAGAAATGTGTAATAAAAGAGGAAAGGTTGAATTATGGGCGGAATAGCAAGTGCTATAACAGGCGGGCCTTCACCTGCCGAGAAAAGGGCGAAAAAAGAAGCTGCTGCTGCAAAGGCCGCTGCCGAAGCAAAGGCCGCTGCTGATAAGGCTGCCGCTGAGAAAAGGGCTGCGGAAAACGAAAAACTCGCCAAAGAGCAGAAGGTTGCCGAGGAATTAAAGGCGAAGGAAATAGTGGCCGAAAGAAAGAGGAGGCGCACCATAGGTGTTAAATCGTCTGTTCTGACATCCCCCCTTGGCGTGATAGACGAAGATAGTTTGGTGGATAAACTGGGATAAGACGGGTAAATTATTACCCGTATATACAGCGTTATGGCAAAAAAGTTAAGCATGGAAGATACCATCACGGATATTGTAGAGATGGTAAAGTCGGCTGGTGAGACCAGGGCTGAACATAAACAAATATCAGATGAGGTAAAACAGCTTATTCTTACCAAAAAAGAGGTATTAGAAGATATAAAGAAGGCACGGAAGAAAAAGGATAAGGCCCTTGTCAAGATGAGAGATGAAGAGGAATGGGCGAAAAAGGAAATTACAGGGGCAAGGAAAAGCGTTGGCCATGAAAGAAGGCTTGCTGAAGATAAGAAGAAGCTGGTTTTTGATGAGATGACTGCTGATATTAAAGAGGAAAGGGAGAGGAACATCTGTCTCGTAAGGGAGAACAGGGAACTCGATGAGGTTATAAAGGGTAAGAGAGAGAAACTCCAGAAATTAAAGGAAGGGATTGACTGCTAATGCCATCAGCAAAACAGGTAATGGCCAGATTTGACAGACTCGATAATGAGACTGAACGCAATAATTTTAAGACTATCTGGCAGGATGCAACCGATTATGTTCATATAAGGCGCAATGAAATTATAAGCAGGAAACAGAAGGGATCGCAGCGTACCGAAAAGGTATATGATTCCACGGCAATAAGGTCTAATGATTTACTTGCTTCAAGTCTACAGGGTTCTCTTACGAGTAATTCCGCATTGTGGGCGAAGATTAAGATAGCCGGGGATGATTTTAATAGTGATGATGCTGTCAGGGGGTGGCTTGACGGGACTTCAACGGCCATGTTCAGGGCTTTTAATGATTCCAATTATACCCTTGAAATGGCAGAGTTCTTTCTCGACCTGACAAGCGTTCATACTGCGTGTGTGCTTATAGAAGAGGATACGATAGAGAAGAGAGGGTTTAACGGTCTTAACTTCAGGGCATATCCTATTATGGATTATGTTTTTGAGGAAAATCATAAGGGTATTGTTGATACCGTTATAAGGAAATGCACCTTTACGGGCAGGCAGGCGAAACAGAAATTCGGTGATAAGGCGGGGAAAAAAGTATTACAGGCGGCAAAGAAGGGCGATGAGCAGTCTTTTAACTACCTCCACCTTGTTATGCCGATTAAAGAATACGGGGGCGGCAGGTTTGGTAATCCGGGCTGGAAATTTACCGATGTGTATATATCGTGTGAAGATGAGGTCATCACCCGTAAAGGGGGTTACTTTGAATTTCCCTATGTCGTTGCGAGATGGGCAAAAGCATCAGGCGAGAAATATGGCAGAGGCCCGACTAATAACGCACTACCCGATATAAAGACACTTAATGCCGCAATTTCATATATGCTTCAGGCATGGGCAAAGGATATTAACCCTTCGAGGTTAGTGCCTGACAGTTTGGGCTTTACGATTAAAGATGTACCTGGGACTAATATACCTGTTCCAGAGAGGTTTATAGAGGCTATACAGAAGGGTGCGCTTACATCCCAGGCAAGGTGGGAAGTATCACAGCACATGGTATCTGATTTAAGGCAGGCTATTAAAGAGGCATACTTTACGGACCAGTTGCAGATACAGAAGAAGGCGCAGATGACGGCAACGGAATCCGCCATCACATTTGATTTAATGCAGAGGTTACTTGGCCCTGTTTTCGGGAAGATAGAAAAATCCGTTTTCACCCCTATGGTTGAAAGGGTATTCGGCATAATGCTCCGTGCAGAGGCGTTTGATGAAGCACCCCCTCAACTTGAAGGACAGGGACTTGAGATAGAATATGTCGGCCCTCTTGCAAGATCGCAGAGGATGGGGGAAGTTGCGGCAATACGGAAATGGCTTGAGGCACTAGGGCTTATAGGGCAGTTTCAGCCTTCCGTGTTTGATGTCCCTGATTTTGACGAGATAGCGGTAGATATGGGAAGGCTTGTCGGTGTCAAGGAAAAGTATATTAATAGTGAGGATACTATAATACAGGTTAGGGATGCCAGACAGGCGCAGATACAGCAGGACAAACAACAGGAAAGACTTATGGAAAGTGCGGATGCGATGGGAAAATTATCCGCATACCAACCGGAGGGTGGCGGTGAAACAGAAGCCTAATAAGGCCTTAAAGTGTTATCTTGATACCTTTGGCAGGGGAAGTGGTCATGTGGTGCTTAAAGACCTTATGAATACCTTTGACTGTCCTTCTTTATCGGATAATTCAACTGCGCAACTTATAGCACTTGGGAATAGAATGGTGATAGACTTTATAAAGGACAGGCTGAAAGGTGCTTGCGGTGGGAACAGGAAGCCGTATGTAGACATTATGTGCGAAGTGGAAATAATTAATTTATCGGAAGAATAATCGCTGCGCTCTACCGAACTAAAGCTCGGTGGATTCGCTAGAATCTTTGCAATGGGAGGAATTAGACATGGCAGAAGTAGAATTAATAACACCTGATAGTGGAACAGAGACAACGGCTGATAATCAGGATACGGATATAACGCCAGAACCGAGTCCTATACCTGAGAACTGGAAAGAGTGGATACCTGAAGATATAAGGAATACACCCGTAATACAGGAAACAAAAGATATAACGGGCATGGCTAAAAGGCTTGTGGATTCACAGGCCATGATAGGAAAGTCCATGCGGATGCCGGAAGATGGTGATACCGCAGGGTGGGATGAGGTCTACGGTAAACTTGGGAGACCCCAGGCGGCAATAGATTATAAGATAGACCCCTCGATTACTCCGGAAGGTGCGGTTAATGAAAAACTGCAAACTTCATTCCTTGAGGCGGCACACAAGATAGGGCTTAATAATACACAGGCAAATGCCCTTGTCTCATGGAACAACGAGCAACTTCAGTCTATATATTCAATCAAGGATGAACAGGCGAAAGATGCGGTTTCCCAGTTAAAACATGATTGGGGAAATGCGTTTAAGGAGAGGCTTGCTGTAACAGAAAGAGTCCTCACTCAGTTTGGTGAGGGTGAAGTGTCGGCAGCGGCAGTCAGGGATAACCCCGCCCTTATCAAACTTGTCTATAATATGGGTAAGGATTTAATTGAAGGACAGGTTAGTGGTGATAGCGGGCTTGGTTCTATGACAATGTCCCCGAAAGAGGCGTTGAACAAAATTAATAAGTTGCACAGGGATAGTGAGTTTATGAAAGCCTATCACGAGCAAAAGAACCCTGGGCATCAGGGGGCTATGGAAGAGATGACGGATTTACATAAAATGGCTTATCCTGAAGAAGAATAATAATAATAATAGTAGTAGTAGATTTTTTTCCCAGACACCTGCATATAATGCAGACTGGGTGCATGGCCATACAGTTGGTCAGACTGGTGACTTAATCACAAGGAAGTCTTGCATAATTAAGATACCTTCCGATATAAAAAAAAGAAGAGAGAAGGAATTAGTAGAAATCTTTATTTATTGGGAGGTATTCTTATGAGTACTGAAATTACGGCAGCATTTGTCCAGCAATACCGAAACAACCTTATACACCTGTCACAACAGGATGATTCAAGGTTGATTAATGCGGTTAAACTGAAAGAGAATGTGACCGGCAAGCAAGTGTTTTTTGACAGACTTGGGTTGCAGACTATGACCCAGCTTACATCACGCCATGCTGACACCACACAGGTTGACACGCCACATTCAAGGCGCATGGCATCATTAGCACCTTACACGGTTGCTGATTTAATTGATGACCCCGACCAGATTAGAACACTTATCGACCCAACCAACGGTTACGCAAAGGCGCAGGCGAGTGCTATAGGCAGAACACAGGATGATATAATCATCGCTGCTATGCTTGGTACTGCCGCTACTGGCGAAACTGGTTCGGGTTCACAAGCACTACCATCCGCACAGAAGGTTACAATTCAAATCGGTGGTGGAGGTTCAGATGATTATCTTAATCTGGAAAAGGTATTACAGGCAAAAAGGATTCTGGATGCCGCAGAAGTAAACAAGGAAGGTCGTTGTCTTGTTTACGATGCAATTCAGATGGAAAATTTCCTGCAACTTGAGAAGGCAACATCAACTGATTATGCTTCGATTCGTGCATTGGTAATGGGCGAAATCAATACTTATCTTGGTTTTACATGGATACATTCTGAAAGACTGACGACTGATTCAAATAGTGATACACAGGTCATAGCTTTCCAGGGTGATGGTGTTGGTCTTGGCATAGGAAGGTTGAGAGAGACAAGAATTACAGAGGAATCTACCAAGAATTACGCTACTCAGGTTTGGAGTTATCTTGACATGGGTGCTGTAAGAGTTGAAGATTCAACTGTTGTTGAGATTGCGTGTAAGCCATCTTAACGGTTTTTGTTCTTATTTAAGTAGAAAACATTAACTTTTTTTTAATAATAAGGAGTATTGATTATGGCTACTTTATACAGTACGCAAATCACAAATGATGATGCTTCCCCACCGGTAAGGGGGGAGTTTAATCGCAACGGTTCTGCTCTGAGGTGTAAGATTGGAACATACGAGGCCTCCGGTTCGGAAAGTGCAGCCGATGTTATTCAGATGGTAAAAGTTCCAAAGGGTGCGATAGTTAATTCGCATCTCTCATATCTTATATGGGAGGACTTTGGGACTACCGTAACCGCAGATATCGGAGATGGTGGCGATGATGACAGATATTGTTCTGCGCTTGCTTTAGGTACTGCAAGTACATCTTCTGTCACCACATTTCAGGAAGCTGCGGGTGCTGGTGTGTATGCGGCAGAGTATGAGTATACTGCTGCTGATACCATTGATATAACACTTGATGCGGTCAGTTCACCGACAGCGGGTCAGACTTTGAAGATGTTTGTGTTTTACACACAAAACGGGTAAGGGTTTTTAAGGGGATAAGGTCCTTGCCTAACCATTGCCTCTTTATACTCTAAAGAGTGGGTTAATCCTTATCCCCGTTTTTTTTATATAAGGAAAATATGAACAGTTCAACTGCAATAGCTAATGCCAGCTTACTGTTGATAGGTGCGAAGGAATTAACTGATCTGGACACCGATACCACTACTACTGGCAGAATAGCACAGAGATGGTACGCCCATACAAGGGACTCTATCCTGAGAGGTTACACATGGAATTTTGCTTTAAGGAGACAGGCTTTATCCAAGGATGCCACAGGTCCTGATTTTGAATTTACAAATTCGTTCACCCTTCCGACAGACCCGTATTGTTTAAGGGCTTTGGTGATGTTTGACAGCGATTCTGAATGGAAGGTGGAAGGCCGTAAACTTCTTACGGATGACGGAACGGTAAACCTTAAATATATAGCCCGTATTGCGGATACGGTTGAGTTTGATGATTTATACACGGATGCCCTTATCTATAGGTTTGCAGCCAATATGGCTTTTCCGGTAATGAGGGACAAGGTTCTTCAGGATAGACTTACCATACAGTATCTCGAAAGGGTCAGGGAAGCCAGGAGTGCCGATGCTATAGAAGGCACATTCAATAAGATAAGGTCTGAAGTATTTATTGATTCACGGAGAACCGGCAGTACAATTCCACCCGCTACGCCACCGAGTTCTGCTGGATCGGCAAGATGAAGTGTTCACTAGGTGAAAGTGTTCACTAGGTGAAAGTGTTCACTAAAGATGAACATCCTGAAATGTGAACAAAGATGTGAAAAAAAGCGATTATGGCCAGAACACAGAAAATATTTACATCATTTACAACGGGTGAGATAAGCCCGAAACTCAGTTCAAGGGTTGACTTTTCTAAATATGTAAATGGTTGCGAAACGCTGGAGAACTATACGATATTACCGCAGGGCGGTGTGACACGCAGGCCGGGTACTCGTTTCGTCAAAGAAGTAAAGGACAGCACGAAGAAAGTAAGGCTTGTACCCTTTCTTTTTAATGTTACAGATGCCTTTATTCTTGAATTTGGCGAGAATTATATAAGGTTTTACAAGAACCAGGCTAATATTACTAATCTTGGGAGTCCCGTAGAAATCACGACAACATACGCAGAGGCAGATTTATTCGACCTTCATTTTGCCCAATCTGCGGACATACTGTATATTTCACACAAGGATTATGCTCCGAGAAAACTAAGTCGTGCATCCGATATCTCATGGGCTTTTGCCGTTATATCATTTGATCCTCCCCCTACATTTGAAGCTGATACCGATTTAACCGCTGCTTTAAAACCATGCGATGAAACGGTTGGCACGGCAAGGACTTTTATCGGTGCGAGTGGTTCGGAAAAGATAACAAACGGAGAGTTTACTTCTGGTATTACGGGATGGACAGATAGAAGTGTAGGAACAGGTGCTATCTCGTTTGACACCAACCACATGGAGATCACGGAAGGTGGTGGCGGTGGCGGTTCTGGAGTTGACGAGGGTATAGCGGAACAAAACATTACGCTGACAGCAGTTTCCCATACCATATCATTTAAGGTTACGGTAGGTGCTTTACGGTTAAGAATAGGGACTACATCAGGGGCGCAGGATGTGCTTACCGATGCAAGTTATAGTGCGGGAATACATACGGTGGCCTTTACGGGCAATGCGGGAGATAATTTTGTCCAATTCCATAACCTTACAAATGCCCTGCATGAACTTGATAATGCAAGTGTTGTTATCAATTCTGATATATTTCTTGCTGCTGATGTGGGAAGGGCGATAAAATCAGGTGCGGGCAGGGGCTTTATTGCTTCGATTGTAAATGCACATAAGATTACAGTAGATATAACTTCGGCCTTTTCAAGTACAACACTAGTAGCAAGCGGTTCATGGTTTCTTGAAAACTCACCCAATGACACCCTGACCCCAAGTGCCGTAGGGCCGATTGGGTCGTCAATAGAACTGACCCTGGCAAGTGCGGGATGGCGGTCTACAGATGTGGATAAATATGTGAAGGTAAATAACGGGATGGGCAAGGTGACATTCTTTACATCTTCTACGGTTGTTAAGATTGAAGTTCTGCGTTCCCTTGATGATACCTCTGCTGCCCCCGGTGGAACATGGACTCTTGAAGATGATTCATGGACAAGTACAAGGGGATACCCTGCTGCCGTAGGGTTTTTTGAACAGAGGCTTTTTTATGCAAGAACAGACACGCAACCCCAGACATTATGGGGAAGCGTTATAGATGATTTTGAAAGTTTCGCTACGGGTACAAATGCTGCCGACAGCCTTGACTTTACATTAACAGGCATGAATCCAATAAGGTGGCTTTCGCCAAAATCACAATTATCAGTAGGGACATACGGTGGTGAACTTGTTATCAGTTCAACAAGCGATGCCGCTTTATCCCCGACAAATGTAAAGATCAATGAGCAGACTACTCATGGAAGTTCATCCCTTCAACCCATAAGGGTGGGGGAAGTAACGCTGTTTGTTCAGCGTTCAAGAAGAAAATTGCGTGAGTTTGTCTTTGTGTTTGAGGATGATAATTTTCAAGCACCCGATTTAACCCTGCTTTCTGATAATATAACAGAAGGCGGTATAGATGATATATCCTACCAGCAGGAACTTGAATCCATTGTGTGGTGTGTCAGGAATGACGGGCAACTGCTTGGTATGACATACCAGAGGAAACAGGATGTTATAGGGTGGCACAGGCATACCACGGGGGCATCGGGATTATTTGAAAGTGTCGCCACTATCCCAATATCAAATAAAGACCAGACATGGGTTATTGTAAATAGAACTGTAAATGGCGGGGTTAAAAGGTGTGTGGAATATTTTGATGAAGATGCGTGGAGTAGTGCAACAGCCGAGTTTAACCAATGGAATATGCTTAATACTGATAGTGCGGTTATATACGACTCTACGGCTACTACCACAATCACAGGGCTTAATCATCTAGAGGGCGAGGAAGTCACGGTGGTAGCTGATGGGGCTGCCCATCCGAACAAGACCGTTTCAAGCGGAAGTATTACCCTGGAACGATCTTCTACGGAAGTGGAAGTAGGACTGGCATATACATCAACACTTAAAACCGTGAAACCGGAAGCCGCATTATCAACGGGTTCTTCGCAGGGTAGATTCAAGGGATGGTCCGAAATAGTGGTGAGACTGCTCAATACATTGGGCGGTACTATTAACGATGATGTTATTGAGACAAGGACACCGGAGGATAGTATGGATGCTGAACCGCCCCTGTATACAGATGATTATATCGTGCAGAATTTAGGTTATGACAGGGCGGGGCAGATTACGGTGCAACAGACACAGCCGTTCCCGCATACCATTCTCAGTATTACAGGCACTATAGATATAGGAGAAAACTGATTCCCAGGGTTATTCCGTTTGAAGCAAGGCATTTGGACATGATTAGGATGCGCAGGTTTGATATAGGCAGTATTGAGGGAATGGATAACTGGCGTGATGTAATCAGAAAACAGACTGAAAACGGTTCATCTGCCACAGGAATAGATGATAATGGTATGGTTGGCGTGATAGGTGGTGTGTGCGTTGTCCGTGATGGTGTTGGTGTTGCATGGGCGATTACATCCGACCTGATAGTAAAATATAAGATATATGCCCACAGGGTTATAAGGGATGTGGTTAATGATAGTTTCGAGAGGTTTAACCTGCACCGTGTTGAGGCATCAATAATAGTAGACCATACGGTAAGTCACAGGTGGGTGGAAAGATTAGGATTTAAAAAAGAGGGACTGATGCGAAAATTTGACCACAAACAGAGAGATTACTATTTATATGCGAGGGTAAAATAATGGAAGTAGCAATAGGGGCGGCAATAGGAGCAGGAGTTGGATATATTGCCACAGGTGAAGCAGAAGGTGCGCTTATAGGCGCAGGCGTTGGTGCGATTGGCGGTTATGCGGTAGGGCAAATGGGTGCAGCACCTATAGGAGGATTACCAGGAGGAGGTACAGGAGCAGGTGCGGGTGCAGGTGCGGGTGCAGGAGCAATAGCAGGACCAGGAGGAGCAGGAGCAACAGGAGCAGGAGGATTTGGAATTGGTCTTGGTACTCCCACGACTTCCTCACAAATGGTAGCAGCAGGTGGTATCCCCATAAAAACAGCGGGTTTCTTTGGTAAGATGGGTACTACATTGGCCAAGGTAAGTAAAGTCGCAACGCCTTTAATGCTTGCGGGTTCACTTCTTACTGCGGGGTCTGGTGTGGCGGGTGCTTATGGTGCAGCAGGTCAAGCTGATGTGGAAGCAATGTATTCCGATAGACAGGCGGTACAACAAGAACTTGCCCGCTTGGATGAAAAGGATAGAAGGGTAAGGCGGTATTTAAAGGACAAGAGTGATGTTGAAAATTATTATGCAGGCGTGGGTCTCCGTTCTGATGTGGGTTCGCCCCTGGTAGTAACAAGTGATTATTTCTATACCCTACAGAAAGATTTACGGGCCATAGATATGGTTGGTTACGGAAAAATTGAGGGTTACCAGAAAGAAGCACAAACATTCAGGACTTATGCTGATAGAACCAGAAAGGCCGCACCATACGAGGCTGCGGGACAGGTTTTATCTACTGCCGGGAGGGCGTTAATATAAAGAGATGGGAATAAAATTACCTATAGATACAAGGGAAAAGGCAGTACCTGGCGGATCAGTTCTTCCCAGTCCTAGTTGGCAGAATGTTACTCACCAAAAAATTGTTCCCAATGCGTTAGGGGTATTGGGAAAGGCAATTGAAGAGGTGGGGTATACTGTCCAGCAGGTAAATGATAGGACAGAACTGGAAAAACAATCACTTAAAACCGAATCAAAAATATCTGGAATAATCCTGCAAAATTCCACTAATATTCAAGACCCCCAAAAATTTCGTGATAAGACCGCAAAGGAAGTAAGCAAGGTAATAGATGATGCACGAAATAATATTAACTTCAGGAATAGACAGGAATTTGATATTATCTCTACAAAACTGGGACTTGATGCCGAAGCAAAGATAGCGACTGGCGGTATAAAAAAGACAGTTGATCTTTCTGCTGCCCAATTCACTATAAGTAAAAATGATTTAATGGAAAAGTATCTTGCGGAATCAGTAAATCCAGACACAGGATTGCCCTATACAGAAGAGGATGTTGTTGGTGCGGTAAATACTCTGATACAGGATAGGTTTGATACCGGTGTGTTTGATGCGGAAAAATCGATAAAGGAAGAGGCGGATTACCAGGCTGATTTAGCCAGATTAGATTTCCTTAAAAATTACGAAGATGACCCAAAGGCTGCTGTTGAAAAATTAGAAAAAAATAAATGGTTGTCATCGGAACAAAAAATAAATCTTCATTTTAAAATGTCGGGCCGAATTACGAAAGTTGAAAAAAAACAGGAAAAGGAAAGGAAGGCAAAAATACAGGCGGATGCGGATGAATTGTATCGGTTGCTGGTATCACCAGAAGATGGCAGGGAAGTAAAGCAGGAGGATATTGATAAAATCAGGGGAGATGGGTTGGGTGGTAGTGAGTTAAGGGTACTACAAAACAAGTTTAATGAGATTGAAGATAAGGGTGGGGTTGGCGATACTGACCTGAGAAATACACATAGCATCTCTATACTAAATGCGGATACAATAGAAGATTTAAATAGCATAGGTAAAATAATAAAGAAAGAGGCGGGTAAAGAACATCTTAACACGCCACAGACAAAGGAATTGATTGCCTCTATTGAAAGCCGAAAAGCCAAGATACTTAAAGGAGAAAGGCCATTGGGTTATACAGAGTATAAGGGCATGGTAAAAACGCTTTTTGGTGCGGAAAGTTTAGACACATTTTGGGATGCCGATAGGGCGATTAAGGTGAATGTAGCTTTAGGCCGTTATATAAAACTTATTGATGGGGGAAAATTACCTTCAGAAGCTTATCTCCAGGTAAAAGAGGAAATTCCCCTGCCAATGGGAAGTTCCACCAAAACAATAGATCAGTTAGATAAGCAATTGGCAAATAGTTTGTTTTTGTTCAAGCAGGGTAAAATCACAGAAAAGGCTTATAAAAGAAGGGTGGAGAGTAATAAGAAAGCACGAGAGTTCCGTAAATATATGGATGAGCATGGGTTATAAATAATGCAAAGTGATGATAAAAAACAGGTAGTTAATAGGGATTCAGGTGATGAAAATGCTGCGGTAGAACAGGGTATCACGGCTGCTCCACCGGATGATGATTTAACCGATGGTTATATTAACAGGGTGGAAAAAAGGGATAAGAATGACCTGGAAGATTATGTAAGAGAAAGTCTGGGTGATAAATACGATGAAATAGTCGGGGAAAAAGACGAGAAAGACGAGGCTATGGCCAATGAAGCACGGAATCTTGGGGTCGGGGATATTGACGATTACTTGGAGCATTTACGGGAAGGCGGAAGTCCTTGGGCGGATGATTCCCTTCCGGGCCAAATAACAGCAGGTACTGGTGATGCTCTCAGAAACAGTATAAATGCGATTGGGGATATTGGGGATGCCCTTGGAGACATCTTTGGAATGGAAGCCCTTGAAGACAAAGGTGAGGGTATTGGAGATTCCATAGTGCCCAAAGTGCCCCTATCTGACTCAAAAACAAATACAATAGCCAGGAGTGCCACACAGTTTTTAATTGGATTTTTTCCCTTATTTAAGGCTGCTAAAGTGACTGCGGGTGCTATAAAACTACCGGGAACAGTATCAAAAATTATCGGGAAAAAGGGAGTAAGGAAACTTGGCAAAAGGGTTGTCTTGCCTGAAGTTGCGGGTGCGGGTGCATCATTTATGGTTTTTGATCCTAAAGATGAGAGGTTGAGCAACCTTATAAATAAATTAGTGCCTGCGCTTAGAAATCCCGTTACTGAATATTTAGCAACAAGCCCTGATGATAGTGCGGCAGAGGGAAGGTTTAAAAGTGCGCTTGAAGGTCTTGGGTTGGGGGCTTTAATGGAAGGTGTGTTCCAGGCGTTTAGGGGGATAAGGGCATCATACGGGGTAAGCAAGGTTCAAGTGGAAGGGCAGGTAGCGGATACCAAAGCCTTTAAAAAGAAGGATAGACTGCCTGGCAGTAAACCATCCTTTACTAAGAAGGATAAAGAGACTGGCGAAGTAATTTTAAATGTGGATGCGATTCGCACACCAGATGATTTAAGTAAAGGCATTGCTACCCTTGCCAATCTGGAAAAGAAAAGGTTTGAGGCCAAGCGTGGTGTAAGAGGCCATGAAGTAACATTACAGGCATCCAGAATACTGGGAATGAAAATTGATGATATATTGAAGTTTTCAAAGGGGACTGTAAAAAACGCTGAAGAATTAATTACTATTGCGAGGATTGTTGATGAACAGCATGGTAAAATTATGGAATTATCAAAGAGGGTTCTGGCGGGTGAGGATGTTGGGAAGCAATTACTTAAAGAGGCGGATATATTAGGGCTTGTCGATCCTAAATTCTTTGGCGTGAGTGGGGAATTGGGCCGTGCATTAGAGGCGCATAAATTAATACAGGATACTGCCGGCAGACTATTAATACTATCCGAATCCCTTGTTATGGCAGATGGAAATATGACCATTAAACAATTTGCCACGATGCTGCTTGCACAGAAAACACCAAAGCAAATGTCAAGATTTATGCAAATAATTAAGAAGTTGCCCAATATGATAACCGAAGTATGGTTGGCGGGACTTCTTTCTAGTATAAGGACACATGAGATAAATATACTTGGTAATACAAGCACAATGCTTATAGCTGTACCGGAAAGACTGGTTGCCTCTGCATTTGGCAGGGGGGTTCAGAAACAGGAAGCGATGGATTTGTTATTTGGGATGATTCATTCGTTTAAGGATGGATTAAGGTTGATGGGTAAAACCCTGAAAACAGGTGTGCCTAAATCAGAATTAACCAAATTAGAGGGAAGGGCTTTTAAAAAAGCCATATCGGCAGAAGAATTAGGATTGTCTGGTACTGCGGGTCGGGCTGCTGATATGCTTGGAGAATTTGTAAGATTGCCGTTTAGAGGTTTAATGGCAATGGATGATTTTTTTAAGTTTCTTAATTATAATGCGGAACTTCACGCACTTGCAAGGAGGACCGCAAGGGAAAGGGGTCTTACTGGTGATAAGGCCGCAAAACTGATGTTTGATATTATACATGATCCACCCCCGCAAATTGCAAGGATGGCGGAAAATTTTTCCGCATACCAGACCTTTACTAATGAATTGGGGGATATTGGCAAGTCGGTGCAGGGTATTGCAAATGCCCATCCCAGTATGAGATTTGCTTTGCCATTTATAAGGACTCCTGTAAATATATTTAAATATTCATTGGAACGCACCCCCTTTGCATGGATACTCAAGCAGGTTCGCAGGGATCTTAAGGCGGGTGGGGCAAAGGGAAGCCTGGCTTACTCTAGGATGTGTTTGGGCAGTATGTCGTTATTTACATTTGGTATGCTTGCCAATGCGGGATACTTTACAGGTTCTGGCCCACAAAACAGAACCCTTAGAAACCAGAAGATGCAGACTGGATGGCGGCCATATTCCATGCTGGTAGGTGATAAATATGTATCATATAACAGGCTTGACCCTATTGGTATGTTAATAGGGATTGCTGCTGATTTAAGTGAGGCCAGGGCTTTTTTAAGTTTTGAGGAAGCGGATGAACTCGCCCTCGCAGTTGTACTTGCTATTTCAAGGAATATGACAAGTAAGACATATTTAACGGGACTTAGAAATGCACTTGAAATAATTAGTCTTGGTAGTGATAAAAATATAGGATTTGGAACTTCTGCTTTAAAGAAATTTGTTGGTTCATTTCTGCCTACCCAATTTAGGGATTGGGAGAAAGGGCTTGATCCGTCAATAAGGGAAATGGATACCTGGTGGAAAGCGTTCAAGGCAAATACGCCTTATTTTTCACAGGATGTACCTCTTATGCGCAATCTTTTTGGCGAACCTATTGATCTTCAAGGGGGGTTAATTGGTTCAATTGCCAGCCCCGTATATATATCCAATAAAGTGGATGACCCTGTAATGGATGAGATAATTAATCAAGAGGTTGTGGTTGGAAGGTTGCCAAGTTTTTTATTCGGCAAGAGGCCTTCCAAGTTCGGAAAGCCAGACCCCGATGACGGTGTTAAACTTACAGAAGAACAGCATGATAGATACAAGGTGCTTGCGGGTGAGAACCTCAGAGAAGATTTAGAAGAATTAATGAATAATTCCGATTATATATCAGGTTCTGATGGGCCTCTTGGCCAGAAGCATATGCAAATAAGCAGTAAAATTACAGATCACAGGGAAATGGCAAAGAATAAACTACTGGAAGAATTTCCAGAATTAATAATAGCAATAGAAGAGAGGAAGATAAGGTTAAATTTAGAGTTGCAGGGGTGGGGCGGTATAGAAACCCTTGAAGGAGGAGGAGAATAAAACAATGACTTATGTAGATACCACGCAAAGGAGAGAGTATACGGCAACATCAAGCCAAACGGTGTTTGCATATACTTTCAGGATATTGGCGAATACAGATATAAAGGTTTATGATGACGGGGTACTCAAGACACTTACCACTCATTATACTGTATCGGGGGTAGGTGATGCAGGGGGAGGAAATGTAACATTCGGAACGGGAGTGACAGAGGGCAATCTTGTTGTTATTACCAGAAGCACCCCTGATACGCAGAATACTGATTATACCGCATCAGGCCCTTTTGCGGCTAATGACCATGAGACTGCCCTCGACAAACTTGCAATGAAATCGCAGGATTTAGATGAAAAGATAGGAAGGTCATTTAAATTTGCGACTACTTCAACGCTTAATGATATTGATATTCCAGAGGGGACAAGTGCGGCAAATAGGGCCACAAAGGCGATAGTATGGAATACCGCTGGTGATAATATTACTTTAGGCACTTCCATTGGAGAGAATCAAGGCAACTGGGCCACTTCTACCGCATATCTTGAAAGGGATTTAGTCAAGGATACATCTAATAATAATATTTATTATTGCAATACTGCACATACATCAAGCGGTTCTCAACCTATCAGTTCCAATGCTGATAGTGCCAAGTGGGATTTGATTGTTGATGCAGCAAGTGCAGCTTCGTCTGCGACAGCGGCAGCTTCTTCTGCAACATCGGCAGCTTCTTCTGCTTCAACAGCAACAACACAGGCAAGTAACGCATCAACTTCAGCATCTAGTGCCTCATCTTCGGCATCTTCGGCATCAACGGCACAAACCAATGCAGAGACTGCCGAGACTAATGCCGAGACAGCAGAATCAAATGCAGAGGCATCAGCAGGTGCTTTAGCCTGGAAATACACATTTGACAGTAGTACCTCAATGGCTGATCCTGGTGCAGGAGATGTAAGGTTTGATAATGCTACTGTAGCTTCGGTTACTAATCTGGCTATTGATGCAACTTCAGCAGATACAGGAAGCCCTGATATATCTGATTTAATTGCAAGTATTGATGATGGAACTAATACTTCGCATGAGGGCTTTGTTACAATTAGAAAGTCTGGGACACCCGCAACATTTGCGGTCTTTAGTGTAACTGGTACAGTAGTGGATAATACAGGATGGTTACAGATACCAGTAACTCATGTTGCATCTAACGGTGCAATATCGGATACTAATACTCTTTATATAAGTCTTACACGTTCTGGTAATATAGGAGCAACAGGTTCAACTGGGGCAACAGGACCAACTGGACCAACAGGACCAGCAGGTGCAGGCAGTGACACTCCTGCTGATAATGTATTCAGGATTACAGACCAGACTGATACAACTAAGAGGATAGCGTTTGAGGCTTCTGGTATATCAACAAGTACTACAAGAACGATTACCGTACCTGATAACGATATTACTCTTGGCGGGAATGTTTTTTCATTTTTAAAATAACAAGGAGATACAATGGCAGGGACATTTAGTATAAAGGCTTTGGGAGAGGGACAGTTAGCGGCATCTAAAGGCACTATATATACCGTGCCAGGCGCTACTCAAGCAATAATAAAAACAATAACTTTAGTAAACGAAACAGCGGGAGCACTTACCTGTAATTTATACTTGAACGCTGGATCTACTTCTAGAAGAATAATTCCGAAAGATTTAAGTCTTGGGGCGGGAGAATCACTGGAGACTGATACAGATTACACATTAGAAGCCTCAGATTTAGTAGAGGGAGATGCTTCTTCAGCAACATCTATAGACTATACAATTAATGGTATAGAAGAATCATAAGGGAGGAAGAAAAAAAATATGAAGGTAATTGATACGAATGGAAATATAAAAACAAAACAAGCTGATCTCGAAGGTACGGCAGTTAAGTCAACAGGCGAAGCGGGGGGAACAAAGTTTTTACGGGAAGATAGTGATGGAA